GTTAATTGATGTTGTTAGTGTATTGACGTTTGAAGTAATAGAACCGTTAATGGTTGCAACGTTAGCACTAATTGCTGCGTTCAGTGAGTTGACGTTTGTGTTGATGCTACTATTGATTGATGTAACGTTAGCTAACAAGTTTTGATTCAAGTTATACACTGCCATTGATGAGGCAACGTTTGAAGAACTTGCTAGATATTGAGAATCGCTCTTCCAGTAATCTGTCAATACTCTGTAGTATAGTCCTGTTGCAACATCACTTGTAGACCAGTACTTGTTAGATTCTGACCATTGTATTGAAGCGTTTGCGTTACTTACTCTATAGACATTAAATGAAGCTGTTGATGGACTTGGTGTTGCAGCACTCAACGTGAATTGGTTTGTGTTATATACTGTGGTTCCATTAATTACAAAGTTACCACCAACAGACAAACCGCCTGCACCAACAGATAGTGATTGTGTATTAACTAGACCTGCACCGGAACCACCAAATTCAACAAATGCAATGTTGGTTGCATTTATTCTACCAGTTGGTGTTACGTTTATGTTGTTGTTTGCATACAAATTACCACCAACGAACATATCGTTTGTAACGTTAGCTGTATTTTTTGATGTAATATTGCTATTTGCAGTAACGTTGTTCAGGTACGATGTTCCTGTTACTGACACAGTTTGTGTATTGACTACTGCTGTGTTAACAAGACTGTTTGCTTGTACAGTTGGTGTGTAAACAATTGTATTAGCATTAACACTATTACTGAATACTGTGTTGGTTGCTGATACAATTGCAGTGTTGACAGCGTTATTTGATTGTACAACTGGAGTATACACAGCTGTGTTGGCGTTAACACTATTACCAATCACTGTAGTTGTTGCAGACACAACAGAAGTGTTAACAGTATTGTTTGCTTGTACAACTGGAGTGTAAACTGATGTGTTAGCATTGATACTGTTACCAAACACAGTGGTGGTTGCAGAAATAGTTGCGGTATTTATGCTTGTATTTGACTGATGTGCGTTACTGTATATGGTTGGTGTGTTGATGCTGGTATTACCTTGTAGGTAGTTGCCATATACACCATTTGTTGCAGATACGATTGCGGTATTAACACTATTGTTTGCTTGAACAACGTTAGAGAAAACTGTATTAGGTGTTACATAGTTGCCTGTTACGATTGCATTGTTGGCAACATACAAAGATGCTTGTGCTTTAATGTCTTGTGATACATTTAAGTACAATTCTGCGTTTGTATTACCTGTAATGTTAACGTTTGCAGAGAAATTACCATCTTTTGTCACATAAATGGTATTTGAAATGCTGGTATTGCCTGTTACAGACAATGTGTTAGAAAGGAATGTTCCACCAGAAACATATACGTTACTACCAAAGTTGCCTGTTCCTAGAACATATAGTGTTCCATTCAACAAAGAATTATTTGCAACGTTTAGACCATAACCTGTACCGTTGGCGGTTAATTGTCCTCCAACCGATACTGCGCCTGATGTGAATATTGAAGTTGTTGTGTTGGTATAGTAAGCTTGACCACCAACAACCAAGTTGTTTTGTACGTAAACACCAGAACCGATACCTAATGATTGGATTTGACCACCAACAATTGCATTGTTCGATACTTGTAAACCTAATGTGGCGTCTTCCAAGTACATAGTACCTGAAGCTTTATAAAAGTTGTTTGCCGCCAAATCATTGTTTTGGTTTACTAAGTTATTGGTTGTGACTACCCAATCGCCAAAGGTGTTGGCGTAACCTAGTGTTGTAAATGTATTTGCTGGATTGTAATTAGACATTTGTTCTTTCTACGTCCGACCTTTAGATTAACTGTTTTATTTATTCGTGAAATACACAGTTAATTACCATTCTAAATTTTGAATCATGTGGACAAGAACCCGCATGTAAATGATTAGAATCGAAAATAACTGCTCTTCCCTTTTTTGGTGTTACTGATAGTACCTTTTTTACAGTTCCTATAGGTTCACCGTAAAAATATTTGTCATAAAAGAATGTGTCTCCATCAGAATCATTTACATAATACAACAAAGTTTTTTTACCTATACCTGTTATTTTACCATCTTCCTCATTCATACCGTCTGCATGTGGCATCTGATTCTGTGGTCCAGGTTGTCTTACCAACAAATTAGCTTTGAGTCTAAAGATGTTGGCGGACTCCATGTTCATTCTTTTAACATATTCACCCACTAAAGGTGCAATATATTTGAAATTCTCACTCTTTATGATATTATCTCTCGCAAATAGATGTCTCATTTGTATGTGTTCTTGATATGGTTCATCAATATTATACAAATGTTCAAGTGAACCATCATTAACTGAATAATCACCAAACATCCACGGAAATTCACTACCTGTCATTAAATGATAAATTGATTCTTGATAGATTTCTGGTAGGAAATCATCAATCACTATAGGTTCCATACTATTTTTCCAATAATTTTTTCAATAAATCTTTGATTTCAGAAAATTCATTTCTGATACTCTCGATTTCATCCTTTACAATATTTAGTTCTTGTTTCTGGAGTTTTACCATGTTCAGCTTTGATTCATACTCACTTTTTGCTGATTTATCCAAATTACTTAACCCCATACTGTTTACATCTCTGACGAAAGAGCTATCTTTCACCTTCACATACTTACGATTCATATTACAATCCTGTTCCGGATGGTAGTGCGATAGCTCTAATGTCTGTCAAGAATGGTGTACTTGTTCTATCAGATGTTTTCAATACAACTTTAATTGCAAACTGAATGAAGTTGTTGTATGTAACACCATTTGTACTGGTATAACTCAAGAAGTTATTAGCTACGTTGTTGATACCTGGAGCGCACTCATATTCAACCAAATCTGTTCTATCTGAAGAATATGTTCCAACTTGAGATGTTTGGGTCATTAGTTGCCATGACTGGTCATCAAACTTCTGACCATCTTGTGAACTCAAAATCTTGTAATAAACAAGAACGTCTGATCCAACTGGTTTGTATGCAGTGTAGAATACACGCATATCACCAGAATCGTTACCTGGAACCATCACAACCTTCTTGGTTACATATTTTGCATAACCGTTACCACCAAATGATGATGTTTCACCTTGCACAGTTACAACAGCAGGTGTTGAATTTGCACCTGTTACTGTGATTGTTGGTGTCTTGTGGAAACCAGAACCAGGATATGTTGTGTAGATTGATGTGATTCCACCAGTTACAGTATTTGATGTGAATCCGAATACTGGATAATCAGTACCTACATCTGGTGCAGAACAACTGATTGATAGTGTTTGTGCATTATAACCTGCACCTGGATTGGTGATAGAGATAATGTTACCATCAATACCCATGTTGTTGATGTGGTATGTGATGTTGTACAATGAAATACCATCATCAGACAATACAGGAGACACGTTAGTATCTGTTGATTGAATTGTAGCTGACAATTGGAAAGAGTTAGCTGAATTCTTCATTAGAACACGTTCGCCCAATCCATCATTCAAATATACGTTGTCATGGGTAGGAGTACCATACTTACCAGGAGAAACTGGTTGAGATGAAGATGCTTGGAAACCATTCAACAATGTGGTTTGATATGAGTAACCAACTGAAGTGCCTGTTGGAACAAAATCTGTTGTTGAAATATTAAATGCATCCATCAACAAGTTTTGTGAATACAATGAATATACGTTTGGAACAGAGTTTGCACTTAGACCGTGTTGAATATCTTGACGACCTAGTTTTCTGTATGGCAATCCTTTAGGAATTGTGAATGGAATGTTAGCTGTGCCTGTTGCAAATAGACATTGGTCTAGTTCGAACATCAAGTTCTTAGTTTGGTCAGCAGTCCATGTGATTGAGTTTTGTGACTCAAACAATGAACCAATGTATGGTGTCTGGCCAATCTTAGTTGCAACTCCATTTACTGTAGAGTTGATTGACACTTCATTCTGTTGTGCATACCACAAGTTGTAATTTGCATCACTTGATTGTACAACGAACGCATACAACACACCAGGTTGAATATAAATTGGTGCATCGAAATTGAACAATGTGTATGATGCAGAGTTCGATACTTGTGGATTGGTTGTTGTGTTAACGTGTTGTGGAGAGATTGTCACAGTTGAGTGTGCCAATGCTTGTCCGTTTGGATAACCATTCAGTGTGTTCAACAAGTATACAGACACAGGAACTTTAGGTGCATTTCCTGATGGGAATGGTGCAAAGAACAATTTCAATGAGTTCAAGAAAATACCGTTAGGGTAGTTTGTCTTGTCAATCATGAATGTTTGTGCAATTGGGTCAATCTTAGGTACTTGTGAAACAATGTTGTAACCAGATTGTCCTGTTTGTGTGAATGTGATTGCAGTTGAGTCTACAGTTGCAGCAAAGTCTGCATTTTGTTGTGTAGTTTGTAGACCGGATGCATAGAATGTACCCTCAGCCCATGTTGTTGCAGAGGTTGGGTCTGTTGCATTGATTCTATTATCGATTCTGAATACACGTTGACCTGTCCAGAACATAGAACCAGGTACGTTGAAGATACCAACGAATTCACCGTTCTCGTTTGTAGACAAGGCAGGAATTGCACCACCAGTATTGATTGCTGCAGCTACAGAAGCAGCAGTACCGTTAATGGTATACTGAGAGTTCACTGAACCAAATTGTGTGTTGTAACCCATAGACACGTTAACTGGTGAATTGGTGTTCAATGTCGCAGTCTTGGTTGTGCCGTTATATGCAGTAATTGTTGACTGATATGTTGTGGTTGATGACAACGTAATGGTCTGGTTCTGCAAGTTGATTGTGTTCTGGTTGATTGTTGCATTATATTGAGCAACAGCAGCCTGATATCTACTTACGTTGTTTGAGTCGCCGTCACCACTGAATGGTTGTGGTGGTGGGTAATAAACAGCACCATAGTTGTAAACATAGGTGTAAGTAGACTTAATAGTTATTTGTGAACCAACATAGATGTTGTTTGTTGAAGATGCACTTCCGTCCAACTGTACTTGTGTTGCACCAATGTAGAATGAACCACCACTTGGCATAGAATAAACTGTGCCGCTTGCTGGTGTCAAGTTAGGTGGTGTCAAACTATCCCAAACAAGGTTGTTTGTTGAGTCGAGAATTGTCACAGCAAATGCAGGACTTGTGTAAGCGCTGCCACCAGTATTGGTTAGATTCCAACCAACTGTGTAGGTTGTTCCTGCTGTCAGTGTGACAGTGAATGACTGTTGTGATGTTGAAATTGCTGATGGGAATGTTCCTGAATAAGCTCCAGAGATACTGAAGTTTGTAACAGAGATGTCACCACCTGCATAATTTACTGTGTATGTGCCACTTACTGTTGGAGTAAATGTATATGTTGATTGACTCCAAGAAGCACCGTGACTGTTATCACCCCAAACACCGTAGTTGTTCAAGAAGTCTGACCAACCATTAACAACAAATGATTTGTAACTCGATACGGATGCTAGTGCATTATTAGATGAGTTCTTAAAACCACCACCAACGTTCGAAATGATACCTGAGGTGTGTAGGTTGAACAGTGAATTACCATTCATTGTTACTGTACCGTATGCGGTCTTACCTTGGTAGTTACCATTAATGTCGAAGAACGCATTTTGGAACACAGCATCAGAAGCAACTGTTGATGGAAGACCAACCATTGTTGCAACGTATAGACGCCAGTTAGATGTTCCTGGATAGTTGTAAGCAGTAATTACACGTGCAATTGGGAAGAACTGTGTGACCGATGCTTCATAGAAACCAACGATATCATCTTGGTTGAATGTGCCAGTAACACCAGTCAATTCGATTGTGTTTGGAGAAATCATCCATTGGTTGACGTTTTTACCATCAAAGTAACAGTTGACAGGACAGTTAACCAATAGGTTCTTAGCTCTAACAATAATTTCTTGTGGTCTAATGTTTGCTGTAACTGCATTGTTAGTCACATAACCATCTGTAGTTGTCAATGAAGAAGAAGCTGCTGATGACAATTGTGCAGTTGCAAGACCACTTGCTTGTGCAACATAAGTTGCTGCAGGTACAGCAGTGAATGATGCATTAGGGTTGGATGTTGAGTTTGTTCCAGACAATGTAGCAGAACTAGATTGTGCAGAACTTACAACTGTTTGTGTACCAGGTAGTGATGCAAAGTCACCTGCGTTGGTTAGGTTAATACCGCCAGCTTGTTGGTTGAACTGCAATGACGGGTCTGTAATTGCAATTGATGGAACTTCAACTGTATTAACCCAGTTGTCCATCGGTGGGTTCAAACTCAAGAAACCTTGTTCCACAACCACACTGAATGGGTTCACACTGATTGTGTTACTTGCCAATTGTTGTGAAACAATGTTAGCTGTTGTGTATGGTAGTGTGTATATGTTTGTCTGAGTACCAGCAATACTGTTAACTGTATAAGAATTGAAGTTGGACAATGTTCCCAAAGAATTCAAAACTTGTGGGTTTTGTAATTGGAAGTTGGTGATAGAGGTCAACGGATTCAAAGTCTTTTTACGGATATTGATGTTCGCTGCATAACCTGGTGCAGAAGAATCTGCTGTAGAGAATGAGCCGAAATCATCAACCAAAATACCGTAATTTGGACGTGTGATACCAAAATTATTTGGTACTTGTGTTGAGGCTGCGCTAGCTTCCAATTGTGACAAGGCAGAATAGTATTCCATATTGTCAACTTGTGTTTGCAAGTCGGTAATATCTTGTTTTGTCCAACGCTTGTGTACAACTTTGTTGATAGAAAGGTTAGCAGGAATACCATCAGGGTTTTCACCTGGAACATATGCGGTGTATGGATCCAAGTTGATGTTAGCTAGTACCATTGAACCACTTGGCACCTGAGGTGCGATTGGGTGTAATGCAGGTGAACCTTCAATGATATTGAATTGACTGTCTTTAGTCAACACCAACAAGTCTTTTCTTGCCAAGTAATATGCGTAACTGTTTTGAAAGTTGGTGAAACACTGTGGCAACAATGCACCACCATTGTATGGTGATGATGCAGGTTGATTGTTGTATTCCCATACACCTGTTGTAACTAAGTTTTGTTTAGATGGTCTAAAGTCCATAGAATCTCTTAGAGCATATACAATACCATCTTTGGCAGTATAGTAAGGAATCTGTGAATAACTTTCGTTTGTGTATGATTGGATGTTGAAGTATCCATCACCACCAGAATGTGAGTAATAGTTAAACACAACCAGAATGTTACCCTTAGGTGGTGTTACACCTGGCAACAATGTGATGCTTGCATGTTCATATGAGTTATCACGTTGGCCATTGTCTAGTGAGAATGAACCTGTAATGTCTTTATAAGAAGAAATTGTTTGACCATATGGGTTCACTGATGTGGAACCTGTGTCAATAATTTTTGCAATGGACTTAACATCTGTGACATATAATGAAATCTTTTGCGAACCGATTACAGCATTATTGATTACAGCTTGACCTGTGGTCAAATCAACAGAAACGTTGGCATTAACGGCAGTAAATGAACCCTGAGCCGCACATGTTGTCATATTGCCAGAAATAAGAGTCTTATATTTCAATACAGCAGAAGAACCTTCACCATTAGAAACAAACACTTGTGCATACACATCAATGTTGTCAGTCAATGTGCCATATGTTGGTGATGCAAACTGCACTTGTGTATTGGAAATTAGTGTTGCAGTATTGCCTGGATTACTAAAATCGAGAATTTGTCCTGTGTTTGTGTCCACCAATGTAAACAATTGTTTGAATTGATTACCATTAAATGGAGTACTCAAAGGTCCTTCAAAAGAAATACCTTGTTGGGGGATAGTCAAAGTCAATGTTTTGCTTGTGTTGTTGAACTTCTGTCCTCTAAACAACATTGTTGAATAGTAGTTGGAACCAGAAACGTTAGCAACATAAGGATAACCAACCGGGAAAATCATTTCTGATGAACCAGCACTTTGAAGTACTGTTGGACTTGTGTATGTTACACCATTTTTGCCGCCTCCGGCAAGACTAATGTTTGCATTAGCTGTTAGTCCTGTATAAGAACCGTTTTGTGTGACAATGGCATTAACGTTTTCAACACCAAACATTAACGAGAAGTTGTCGTTGGTATTTGGATTGATTGAGAAATTGGAATTAACTGTGAATGTTTTTGATGCACCACTTACAGAATATCCTGTAACTGTTCTGATATCACCAATGTCGGAACCAGAACTTAGTTTAAGAGTAACACCGTCATAAGCATTATTGATTGATGAGAATGCTCCCGCAACATCATTAACTGTAATTGTATTTGATGTTGCTGTGTTTACTGTTCCAGATAAAACATCGGTGTTAATGTCACAAACAAACGCATTGAAGATGTAAGATTGTGTGTTGGAACCATTTGAACTCACATACTTCAAGTTACGAATTCTAGCTGTACCTACCAAGGTAGAGTTGTATGCTGATTGTCCAGTCAATGCAACGTTCGATGAACTCACACAATGTAAGTCAACAGATGGTTGTGTTGGAGTGTCGAACACACCACTTAGAGTATCAACAATAAAGTAGTTACCGAAATCAATATAACCATTATTGGTTTGGATTGTGTTTGTTGCACGTGCTCTGTTTGAAGTCAACAATTGTTGAGCTTGATTCTCAATACGATAACCACGAACATAAGCAATACCTTTACCAACACTCAAGTCCCATTTGTTTGGATTGATAACGGTACCAGTATTATTGGTATCCATTGTACCGTTAGCGGAAGGTGTTAGTTTGAAATCTTTAACGATGTAGTCGCCGTTTGTTTCATAATCACGTTTTGCAAAATAATCATCGATAACAGAGTAAACTGTATTATCAATTTGTTTAACGATTTGACCATTAACGATTCTAACCAACTCAATAAATCCATCATCATTACCCAAAGTCAATGGTAATGTGGATAGTGATAGGTTAATTTGGTAACGGTCTGCACCTGGTGCTTGATAGTTGGATGCACCAACGGCAGGATCCAACAATGACGAATCGTTGATGAAGTCTGCAATAGTTTCAGTAATCAATAGACCAATTCTGTATGATGGAGAATTAGAGTATTTGTTTAGAACAATTGTTTGTGGATTGGCTTGTACAAAGTTACCAACAGAATATTTGTTATATGTGCCATCAGCATTTGCGGTATCAGATACAGAATAACCACGAACGATGTAGAAAACACCCTTTGCAATAGAAGCTGTTGATGATAGACCTGTTGATGGTACAGTTAATGTTGATGTGACAACAGTTGCACCAATGTTTGTTCCGTCTACAGGAATAATTGTGCTGTTATCTGTGAAATGTATACCAGAATAATATGAAACGATTAGTGTTGGTGGGTCACCAGGATTTAAAGATGTGCCTGTTGCTTCTGTTGTTGCAATAACTTTAGCTTGTACTGTGCCTGTTGCATCAGTAATAACTTTATTTAAGAAACCGGATGCAGTAACCGGTGTACCATTATATGTGGAGTTTAGACGGATGAAATAACAATTCAAGTTGGTGGTGACTTGACCACCAGTAACGGGAGTGTTTTGCGAAAAGATATTATCTGCAAAATTTGAAATTTGATTTTGCAGAATTGTTTGTGCTTGTGTTAATTCTCTTGCTTGAACCGCATACCCTGGCTTAAACAAAATTCTATGATAATTTTTTGTTGGGTCAAAATCATCGTAATATGGGTCAACGTTAAAGTTAAGCATCTTCTTCCTTTAGTAACTTAATACAATCTTAAATTGTTCTTTGCCGTCTTGGCTTCTTTGAATTCCTGTTAGATTCTCTATGTAGGAAATATATCCTGAACCAACAATCCAATCTAATGGTTGTACATTTAGAACGGTTCTCACTGCACCTGAATTTGTGCCTTTTAGTGGTTGGTTTGTTGCTGGTGTTCCTTGTATATTTATTAGGTGTACCAGATTGGTTGCCAACTCAAAGTTCAAAACTGTGGCGGTAAATGATGCAGTTGCAAGTGAAGCACCTTGATATACAGTTTCACTTGAAACGAATCCTGTATCTGGTGCAGAAGCAACAACGATATCGGTTGTTGTTTTATAAATTGCACCATTAGCTGGATTTGGATACAATGAGTTTGTGGTCGGATTAATTACAACACCCATTTGATAATACTCAATTGGATTTCCATTGCCGTCATTGGTTGGCACCTCTATTGTGCCTGTTGTGTTTTCTGTTCCATCAAATTCACATGTAACCATGACATTAAAACAACCTAGTTCTGAAACGGCATCAAATCCATGACCACCAATTGGTGACGCTGGAGCAATTGCTGTTGCACCAGAACCGACATTATTAGAAGAACTGATTACAACATTAGCTTGAGTATAACCTGAACCGGGAGTTATCACCACAACGTCCTGGATTACACCACCAGTAACAGTACCAACTTGTGCGGTAGCACCTGTGCCATCACCTACAACGGTAATAGTAATTGGATTGTTTGCAGCATCATAACCTGTGCCACCAGAAGTTACATTGATAACATCAATACTTCCTAGACCAGCTGCAACCACAGGATTGGGTGTATTTTGGCCAATCGATACAGGAATCCAGTTTGCATCCATAAACTTAACTTTAGAACCGGTGTCTATGGTGTAGATATATTTCCATTTGTAACCATCGTTACCATAATAGATGTTATCTGTGTTATATTGACCTGGTTGGAAATATGGTTCTTGTGTTGATGGGTCTCCGCCATCATTCCACAAACATTTAAACACTTGGTCATAACGATTCTTAACATAGAACTGATTTACCAAGGTGTTGTCAGGATTTGTTGCGAACATATCAATATCATCACGATAGAATTGGTATACAGTGTTAGCTGTCCAATCAATTCTCTGAACAACTGGAGAAATATTTGATGGTGTTATCAACTTGGCCACAAACATATTCTTGAAAATCTGTTTGATTGATTTTTGGTCTTGTGTTGGAACAGGAACATTATTTGCTGCCCAAGGAGTTACCTTAGAAAGAAAACAATATAATGTTCCAATAGGAACTGATGGATTAAAAGTCGTTACAGCAACAGGGGTAAAATACATCTGTTCAATTTCTGAAACCTTTGCACCATATGTTAAGAAGTTTTGATTAGCCATAGTGTATTATTTATTTAAGTATTTGCAATGTATTCGAACTGGTGTTCGGCAGTACTGGTAATTGAGAAATTTTAATTTGACTCATCTTTTATCCTAATAGAATGTAATTTCCGTCCTTGGTTATAATAGAATTACCATAGTTATCTGCAATCTCAGGGAAGTATTATACACCTTGAGTATTATATATGATAACTTGGCTGGAGTTTGCTATGGTTCCACCAGCATTATAGGACCTTACGATGCTGACCACACCATTAACACTGTTGCCACTAAATGACAAGTTATTTGTTAAGTGTACAATGTTGTTAATATAATCTACTGAACTCACTACCGATGAGGTTAACATTGGCAGAACCAATGTGTTTCCACTCACAGAAGTCACATACACTTGCAGTGTATCGCCTGCACGAATGATATCCATCATTGGATAACTTGTGTTACTATAATTACCATTATTAATGATATTATAGGTGTTGGATAGTGATGTAATATTTATTGTGTTAGGTACTGTACTCCAAGAAGCACTTGCGACATTGGTGAAACCTAAGAACACATTTGAGGACAATGTAACAATGTTGTTTGCATGGTCAACACCAGTAACAATTGAAGAAACTGTTTCACCAAAATTGGAAACCAAGGCCAATGTAGATGTATTGGCAAAAATGATGTTTCCTAAGTTTGCGCCAGATAGGTTATTAAACTTGACGATATTTGTTGATGGTGCGTATGCGTTACTCCAGGGGTCTGTGTTACCAGTCAACAACATCTGAACATTTGCAGCAGCTGTTTGTGTATAGAAATACAATGAATGACCGATACTAATGATTTCAGAAGATTCCAAATTAAAGTAATCGATGGCACGATTTGAATAACGGCCCAACATATGTGTTCCTGATGGGTGCAACAAATTCAACAACACACTTCTGTATTTTTGTATTTCTTTTTCTACAGTAATTTGGTATGTGAAACTGTTAAAGTCTACGTTTTGTAGAACACTGAAACCACTTGGTTGACCCTGTTGTGTTAGGTATTGACCCTGGCCAATAGCCAAACCATTTAAGAACTTAGCTGTTGCTAATGCAGTTCCGTCACCATAATTCTTAACACCATTTGAGTTATATTCCGGACTACCAGAGAAGAATGAGTTTGCTGCATAAGCGGTATTTGCCAATGAATATTGAATCAATGAGTCTGCATCGTAATCATCAACATATCCAAATGCAAAGTCGTTTGCATCAGCACATTTGATTATTAGATTTGGTTTTGGTTGAGAACTGTAGTTATATACTCTCAAATTCCACAATTGTTTTGTTGTATCTAAATTGTTTGTTAGTTGTGTTAAAGAATCGAAGTATGCATAATATGATGCTGTGTTTGGACCAGCAGTGCCTTGATATAGAATGTCACCTTTATCCGGGAAATTATTCAATGGTACGTTTGCAACAATAATATCTTGCACTCTCAATGATATACTAGGTGCTGAGACATAATCTTCACCAGGATTTGTAATATTGATTGTTGTTATTGAACCTGCACGGTCCACAGACAAAGAGAATGTGGCTCCTGTTCCTAAAATTGCAGGAACATATAGTGAAGCATTTGATGCTTGTGTATTTTGTGATACAACACTCAGTATAGGTAATTTTGTGTTATTATAACCCATACCACCTAATGGATAGTGGTGTGGTGATTCGCCTGGTTTGAAAACATAATTAACACCAGTGATTGCACCAGTGGCATCAACGTTTGTTACGTTTGCGTATGCACCATAACCTGCACCACCATTGAATTTGATGGTGTCATTAACGACATAACCACTACCTGCATTTACGATTTGTATAGGACCTAGTACACCCAAACTACTCAATAATGCTGAACTGCCAACAACATCTGTGCCATATAGTGATTCCGCTTGAACTGTTGGTGCAGTTGTAATACCGCCACCACCACTTTCTACAACAACTGATGATAATGGATATGTTGAGAATGAAATGAATGATAATGCATTAGCCAGTGTGGTGTTTGCATTTGCACTTAAGTTGTTTGCAAAAGTATATGATTCTTGAGTGTAGTTTTGATTTGTTACTGGACTTGGTTGTGTGTTTGGTCCGAAACTACTTACACCATTTGATTGGTGTATTTGTGAGTAAGCAATGTTGCCGATATAGTGCAAAGATTTCAATGAAATTGAATCAATAGGAATCATTGCTACATTGGCAATTTTGGATGGATCAACAGAACCAACTATAGCAATAGGTGCTTTTGCGCCAGGGTTTAGTTTGGTGAAAGCTATTGCTGTGTTTGCTGGTTGTGTTGATACCGATGAATCTGTGGAATAACCATAACCATCTGTAATCAAATTAATGAACTGTACAGAACCAGATGTGCTTTGACCAACTTCTGCTGTTGCACCAACAGGATTGACAACATCAGGACTTAAACCACCATAAACAACAACAGGGTCACCTGGATTATAGAACAATCCTCTGTTGTTTGGATTAATATTAATTGATGAGATTTGACCTACTAATTTTGCACGTAGGTTTGTTCCATTAATAATGATATCTTGATTGTATGCATCAACAATACGACACATTTCACCAGACTGAAACAATCTCTCAATATTTGAAATGAAAATCTCTGTTTTATTACCAGCAAATGTTACATATTCAATGGTGGCAAAAGACTTTGATGTTTCACCAAAGACTCTGTAGTTACCGCCAACTTGTGTTTGCAATTGTAGAAATCTATTATCATCTGTTGCAAGTTTTAAACTTTTTGGTACAAACCAAGTACCCGTTGATGATTTCAGAACAGCTTCATCTGTATTGTAAAAATCAAAATCTGAATTGTACAATACTCTGAACAGGAATTGGTAAGAAGCAGGTGTTCCTTTTGATTTGTATAGTTGTCTAGCAACCTTAACAGCTTTATCTTTTGATGTTAATGCATCTTCTGGAAAATAAGGAAGAAAATCATTGACAAAATAATTCAGAAATCCATCTACTGTATTATCGATATCAAAATAATTTGATAGATTCTTTGCAGCAAAAGTTGGACCTTGACTTGTTGAACTTACTATAGATGATGTGGAATTTGAAGTATCATTCAACTCCATCCATTCATAGTAAGCTTGTAGGAACACAACAAAGTTGGAATAATCTGGATTATCCCTGATATATTCCGGTAATTGGTATGGTACCAGTAATGAGGTTTTATTGTTAAGTGCTACCATTAATTTTTAACCGTTAAATTAACATTAATTGCTGTTGGGTCAAATGCATCTACAGTAATTATCTTATCGAAGGTAGAAGAAATGATTGTTGATTTTGGATTTACAGAAACAGTTAATTGACCTAGTGGATTATCCACATCTAGTGGTGAGAAAGAATTCAATTTTACAACACCATTGATGTAGTCAATTGTTCCCACATTAGGATTGAAAATTGTTTTTACATTCTTTGAATTGTAATAGAAACTTCTTAGCGTTCCAAATTGTCCCTGTAATATTGCCACAGCTGCAGCACCTGTACCTGTACCGTCTGTTGCTGCCGGTGTAATCACAACTACTGCTTGTGTATAATTTTGTCCAGCGTTTGTGATTGTTATTTTTGTAATTTGTCCTGATGCGTTAATCTGTGAAACTGCGGTTGCACCAATACCATCACCCATAATAGTAACTACTGGTGGCAATTGATAACTGTAACCAGAATTAGTTAATTGTATTGAGTCCACACCAATAGTTTCTGATGGGTTTTCTTCAATGTATATGCCATCGATAATGTTTGCAGAATTTGATGGGTCTCTAAATTGCAGTGCAGGGAAAGTACTTACACCACTGGTCAAGACGCCTTTATTTAAAGGCACACCAAAATCAAATGTGTATGAGTTTGAAGAACTCAATATTGGATAGAATTTCTTTTGCAATTGGATTGAATAATCCGCAGCCTTAATAGATGGGTCTGCATTGGAAATTGCCAAGATAAGACTAGAACCTGAGAACGTTGAATTGAATGTGTTTAAATTGTTATTGGAAAAGTTTTGAATAACATTAACAATTTGACCCTGCAACTGTGTTGTATTGAGTGCTGTCTTTTTAGGGTCATATACAACATTTGAATTAATTTTGATGAAAGTGTAATCGGGGTCAACAATGGTTGGTGTGACAGTCATGACTGACACCGGATTGATAATACTTTCTTTAATCAATAATTTTTGATTGTCGGTTAAAGTGTATGCACCAGTTGGTTTGATACAAACAAATACCTGGCCATATACTGGAGGATTATTTTCTTCACCACCCCAAACATTAACTGCATCAAATGAATAACCTAGACTATTTTGTTGAATGATTGTAATGTAATCGTCTTTGGTAACAGCACGACCTTGTGCAGAATATGATTTTGGTGCTTGGAATTTAATAGAATCAATTGATTCTTTGTCACCACCCTGTGATGCCTGTGTAATTGAATATACGAATGTGTTTGAATGACCACCAATTGTATCCATCAACACAAAATTATTTGCGCCTGCACCAGCTGTACCTTGAGTTACAACATAATTAATTGTAACTACATTTCCGTTCGACAATTGGTTACCCAAGATTCCATCACCAAAATACACTTGGTATGTGCCAGTCAAAGACTCTTGCAAGAAATATACTTGTGATGTTGAGTCTAGTGTCAAGAAATCGGTTGCTGGATTATAAACTTGGAATGTATTGTTTGATGAAGTCTTTTGCACTTGCACAATAAGTGTGGTGGTGTCAACGTTTGTTTCTGGAATCTCAAATACAGCACCTGGATTAGTTGTCAAGTCTACTGTATATGAAACACTGGAAGGAATACCCTGTTTTAGTTCAACATTATTGAATGTTGCGGTATTTGAAGAAGTGTTAACTGTATATGAATTTAGTGTCACAAAGTTGTAGTTCACACCATCAATAGCTTCAGACAAGAAATGTGTGTAAGCTGGCATTGTCAGTGAAGAAGTTCCAACTTGATTAACAACCACATCAACTGTTGCGGTAGGACCAATAGCTGATTTTGGTGTGTAATCTAGAACTTTTGCATGAGAAACAACAGACGAACGCATAATTGCAGAATCCAAGAACATTTCATTTGCAACCATGTTCATGTAATATGCATTATACTGTGTGTTATATGCTAACACATCTAGTAGAACAGAAAGTGCTGAACCATCAAAGTTGTAATCTTTGAGTGTGTTTTGTGCCTGTAAAAACTGCTTTAGATTTGTTTTAATATTATTAAAATCCAAATCAGTGATATTGATATTAGAATTAGCTGATGCCATCTTATCTGTTTCTCTCTAGAAGTAATGATATTGTTGTAGCTGTTGCAGAATTTTGCAAATAGAATGATAATGTAACGGAATACGCATTGTTAATTTCATCCGGTACAACATTAACATTTTTTAATATAGCTCTTGGTTCATAGTTCTTAATTGCAGTCGCAATCTCATTCTCCAAAATGCCACTTGTGATTGGTGAAAAGTTTTCAAACAACAGAGCATCGATATTGCTACCAAAATCGGGGTCAAACAACTTTTCATAGTGGTTCGTCAACAAAATGTTTCGGATGGAACGAATAACCGCTTGAGTATCATAACTCAAGGCAACATCACCCACCACCGGTTTCTTGGCGAATGTAAAGTCTATGTCTGAGTATATTTTCTGTAGGTTTGCCATGTTTTATTTAGTTGTCTAGGAGTAAAACGCTTTTTAGGAACTCGAGCTTCCGTCCGGAGATTTTTGGGGCCGGAACGACATTTTTCGAAATTTCCTTACTGCGGATTACCTGTACTTCCGCCTTGTGGGTCGGGATGAGTGTGATTATCTAAACTGATGCCACCACCAACTACATCACCTGACGCAGTAATTTTTCCTGTCACATTAATATCACCAGTCAAGTTCCAAGATGCAGCTGTTCCGGTCACTTTACCACCAACTTGAATGTTTGTGTCACCGTCAACAACAATATTACATACACCTTTCACGTGAACATTATTGTCCTTTATGTAAATTGAAAAATTGTCACCTTGAACTTTAGTGACCATACTTCCATCAGGTGCAATTTCAAAGAAAGTGTTTGCCTTGTGATTTAAGTGAATTCTTTCAGCACCAGGTGTATCATCCATCTCAAAAACGTGTGCAATTGTCTCTGTTACGTTATTATATGGTGGTTTTGTTGCATATTTTGATGATGGTTCACTAAACAGACTATTACTATCTAGGTTGGAATTGTGATAACCAATTGGTGTTTGTTCAATCTTTTCATTTCTGTATAATCGACTCGTAGTTGGTTCGTTTACAGGATAATGTGTTCCTTCAGAGAATCCAGCAGATGTTGGACCACTTTTTGGTATACCGGGATACACACCTACAATAATTGGAAATTGCGCTGATGCACCATCGGTGAAAAAACCCCAAACAAAATCACCAGGAATAGGAGTTGATGATACCCAAGCTGCGTTCGGAGAATATGATGGAAGAGCCCAAGCCAAATCTGAAGTTGGAATCTCATTTAAATTTTCTGTGTGGTGACCAAATATACGTACTTGGCATCTGCCTAGATTCAATGGATCATTTCTAGATTCTACAACACCCATCCACCACAAGAAACCATCTTTACCTAAAAAATTTTGCATTATGCACCTGTGATAGCATCTTTCCAAACAGGATTACTGTTATTGACATTCTGTGGTTGTTTCTCTGAACTATCTTTAGCTATTTCCAAAATGGTCTGGAATGAACTATCGAGAGGTCTGATAATGTGTCTAACCGCAGTTACTAGGTATTTACCTGAATAGAAAGGATTTAACTCTTTTTTCGTTAGTGTGGGTTTAATCGTCATTAAATTAAATTCAACCACACGACCAGCTGTAATACCTGGATCGCCAGGTAACATTAATTTCACCACGTTATAGTTGGCCAAACTGAGTTGTGATGTTCTTTGTGGTATGATAGTCTCTAGGAAAATATCTTTACCAAAACCACCTTGTTTTTCTTTTATATATTGATTACTTGACTGATTAGAATTACCTACTGCCATTTTTATAACCGAGTCTGCTGCCTGATTTAGTGTTTCACCAAATCTATTCTTTAGATTATTGATGACATCACCACTATTTAATGATTCAGATTGTTGTTTAAATTTCTCCAAATCAAACTCTGTGGTGTTGAAGGACCTTGTTAGTGGGTCAATCGAAATAAGTTTATTTGCGAATGTTCCTGATGCAATGTCTTTTACAACGTCAAATGACTTTTTAATTTCATATTGTAAAACGATATTTGCCTTATCCTGTAAAGGTTGTTGTGTTTCGTTCAAATTGTTCTGTTCATAACGATAGGTGTTGTATACATCACCAGTGAACATAGACTGTAGTGACCTGAAATTGAAACCATCTTTGGTTTGAAACAACAACATATCTGCACCGATTGTGCCTGTAGCCTTAGGTCTTCCATAAGTTGAAACCCAGCTAACAGTCTCAAATGGTTTCAGACGAGGAACAATAAAATCATAGACACCAGTGGTTTCTTCAATGTCATTGATTTTGGAACCTTCAACTTGCAATTCATTTTGTAATACATCCAAAACAATATCGGATATCTTTTGACCTTTGTAGGATTTACTTATTTTGGATTGTTCAGACAGAAGTAATTCATCAGAACAGAAAAATAAAGTATATCTTTCTAGATTTTGAGAGTAAGCTTGTCTATCACCAATTTTATAGACACGATATTTCAAATCACTGCCGTTTGGTGAATCTTTTACCTTACCGAAATTGATTTCGATATATTCATTACCAGTTAGTTGTAGTAATTCAATGAAACCCTGGCCATCTTCACAACGAATGTAACCAGAAACAGAGAAGTTATAAATGTCCTCATAGTAACTAAATTCAAGCATTACCTTCTTTAAATCGATTTTTTGACCGCTTGAGGTCAAAAAATTCATAGTCTTGATGTAGTAATCCTGTGGATATGTTACGCCCGGAGATTCTACTGGAGAAGATAAGAAGTCAAGAAAATCCATTATTTACTCATTAGGTTAATAAATTGTTGTTCCATACTATCAACGTATTGATTGTTCAACAAATAAATTGTTCTTTTTGATTCGTTCAATTGAAATTCATATTCATAGATACTGACAGCTGATGCAGTTATTGTGATGTTCACTTGTCCTGTAGGCAACATAACAGTATTTGAAGAATTGACAAACGATGCATATACAGTTTCAGGAATTTCAACGGTATTTGTTGTTGTTGTCTGTGTATTTACATCAAATTGTGTGACTGTTTTCTCATAATGGTGTACTGTTCCGTTGACATCCAAGTTGCCATACTTATCACTCATAAACGCATTGAACTGATTACCACTCATTGGCCAAGACCATTGTGGGTCTAACATTTGATTGAACAACAATACAATCCAGTAACGGTACATATCGTTGTAATATTTGTGAGCCACGATTTCTGGAGTGTCTCCATCTTGTGTATCATATTGATAATACAAAAGTGGGTCTTGATATGCTTTTGCAACAACACTTGCACGGGCAAGCAAGTTTGTTCTGATGGACGCTATACCATACTGGTCAACGTAAAGGATTTTAGGTAGAGTATCGAAGTATTGCATTATTTTATGTTCTCTAATGAAGTCAATGCATTTTTATCAACAAGGTCGAGTTCTTTAAAGCTGATACTCACAACAGTTTGTACTGGTGTACCATCTTTGTGTGTTGCCCAACCGTTTGGTGCATAGTTTACATCAACAGATTCAATGACACTGTTGCCGTATGCACCAATTTTTGTGTTTACTCCACCGTTGAACATGAATACGGGTTTAAAAACTGATGGTGGCACATAAAGCATACCACCAGCACTTGTGACCAGTTGTGGTCGAGATTCTTGTTTGAACAAGTCTATAATTTGTTTAACTGTGTCTGCTTCTTGTTGTGAATATGGCGTAAAAGTGAATTGCATTTGGTATGTTCTCAAGGGAATACCTTCAAACATTACCTGTTGTTTAGGGTTAATAGCCAAACCAAGTGATTTCTGTGTTACAAATTTTGTAATATCCGAATCTACTGCACCAGCCAATGTTTTACCAACCACGGGTAATGCACCAACTGTGTCTTTAATAATGTCCGTCATGTTGACTTCAGAGTAGTTAGCGTCATATGTGAAGCTAGCGGTGTCTGGCATATATAAAGATATTGATTTGTAGAACTGTGTTTTTGGTGCAGCCAACTCAAGGTCTTTCGATAATTGACCCATTGCTGCACTTCCACCTTTCATGATGTTGTCTACAGACAGGTTTTTGAATGATTCTGAATTTAAACCTGTTATACCTGATGCACCACCAAATGCACTAGAAGCATTGTTTGTTGCATTTGAAATGGTTGATGTTACTCCATTGAACGCATCACTCAAAGAATAATTATTGGTACCAGTGTATCCAACAGGTTGAATTCTGGAAATGATGAATTGAACGAAATGACCTTTGGTTGCAGAACCCAAATCTCTAGGATATGCTAAATCTTTTCTAGCGTATTGGGTGTTACCAAAAAGCGAACCCAAAGGACCATTGACAATGGAACCTGGGATAGATACACCACCGATTGAAGTAGGAATTGAGATTATGGCCATTTTCGACTTTATTTATTGAGATTTTATATATTTATATGGCTTATTCAGGACTTTTTAGACCACGCAATCCACAAAAGTATGTGGGAGACCCAAGAAACATAGTTTATCGTTCCAGCTGGGAATGTAGATGTATGGATTGGTTTGACAGAAATCCAGATATTTTGTCTTGGGCATCAGAGGAATTGATTATTCCTTACAAATCACCTGTAGATGGCAAATTTCATCGTTACTTTCCTGACTTTTTGGTTAAGTTAAAGACTAAAGATGGAAAGACAAAAACATTGTTGATAGAGGTTAAACCGAAATATCAAACAGTACCACCAGTACAACCATCCAGAAAAACTAAACGTTTCATCAATGAAGTTATGACCTATGGTGTGAATCAGGCCAAATGGAAAGCTGCAACAGAATATTGTTTAGACCGAGGTTGGGAGTTTCAAATCATCACGGAAGACCACCTAGGTCTGTGAATAAATAACCATTATGGCATCTAAACTTACAAACCTAACCGCTGAATTATCTGCCTCTGGTGTTCAACAACGAACCAGAGATTCTGTTCAATGGTTGACACAAAAAATCGCAGAGATAAGAAACCCTTCTTATATTGCAAGAGGCATCAAAGCTGAAAAAGACCGTGCAGTTTCACGTTTTGTCTTGGGTGGTCTATATTGTTTCTATTATGACCCTATCGGCAGAGATACTTTACCGTATTATGACAAATTTCCATTGGTATTGGTATTACAAAGATACCCTGATGGATTTTTGGGTCTAAACCTACATTACCTACCAATTAGAATGAGAGCCGTCTTTATGGACAAACTCATGGATTTTGCGGTAACAAAGGATGACGACATTATACGAATGAGAGTTACTTATGATATCCTGGCCGCATCCAAGAGATTCCGTGAGTTCAAACCATGCGTTAAGAAATACTTGAATAGTCAATTAAAATCTAGGATACTTACCATTCAACCAGATGAGTGGGAAGTGGCAACCTTTCTACCTATGCACCAATTTAAAGGTGAGAAACCACAAGCAATCTGGAGAGAATCACAAGAAATAATCAAGGGAAATACAAATGTCAGCTAACATCAATGACTTTAAATCCAGTTTCAAGACTGATTTAGCCAGAACGTCTAAATTTGATGTGTCTATTCCTATTCCATTGACCTTGTTGCCTTACATTGCTACGTCTAGACAATTGACCTATCGTTGTGAGTCTACCAATTTACCTGGTAGAACATTGGCCACCACTGAACAGAAGTTTGGTACTGCACCTATCGAAAAGTATCCTTATATGACAACATATAACGATATTGATTTGATTTTCCTTGTTGATGATAACATGTCTCAGAAAACATTCTTTGATGCATGGATTAACTTCATCAACCCACAAGCCAATTACAATTTGGCGTACAAGAGTGACTATGTTACTACAATTACAATCAACCAGTATGATGTTACTGGTGCATTGAGTTACTCCGTAGACCTTATCGATGCATATCCGGTTTCAATGAATCAATTGGACCTAAATTGGGCTGATGATTCTGTGCATAAATTAGCTATAACCTTTGCATACACCGAGTGGAGAAACAATTCACTACAAGCACTTGCAATGAATGCTCTAGAAAGTGGCATTGGAAATATTGCCTCAACAGTTGGTGGTCTGGGTGGTACCGCTGCAGGATCATTGGGTTCTGCTTTGAATAATGTTACAAACTCGATATCCAACTACGATATTACGAAATTACTATAAACCTTGATGTAATTATGGAGATATAAATGTTACCTAAAATTGAAGTACCATCATATGAACTTGAATTGCCTTTGTCGAAGAAGAAGATTAAGTTTAGACCATTCCTAGTGAAAGAACAGAAAATTCTTTTGATGGCAATGGAAGCAAAAGAAGCTGAAACTGTCAACGTTGTCGTAAAAGACATACTAGATAGTTGCACATTAACAGAAGGCATTGATATTGACAAATTGCCAATTATCGATGTTGAATATTATTTCATCAACCTACGTGCTAAGTCTGTTGGTGAATCGATTGAAGCTCGTTATCGTTGTAATAATGAGGTTGAAGGTAAGACTTGTGGCAACATCATGGAAACAAATGTTGACCTAACAAAGATTCAACCAACAAACAACGAATTGAATCCAGAGATTCAATTGACCGACAAGATTATTGTTAAGATGAAGTATCCAGAATTTGGTGTTGTTAAAGATTCGTTTAAGTATGACAACATTTCGGATTTAACTTTCAATATGATTGCTAGTAGTATTGAGTACATCTATGATGGTGAACAGTATTACTATGCAAAAGAAACTCAACCAGGTGAACTGGTACAATGGGTTGAAGGTCTGAATCAACAACAATTCAGTAAGATTGAAGAATTTTATAACAATCTTCCTGAGTTAAAAGAGAAAATTAATATTAAATGTACTAAGTGTGGATATGAACACGAATTGGAGGTGGAGGGTCTAGAAAATTTTTTCGGTTAACACTTCGTCATGAAAATTTGGAAAATTACTACCGAACTAATTTCTCTTTGATACAACACCACAAATATAGTTTAACTGAACTTGAGAATATGTTGCCATGGGAACGTGATATTTACGTTACTATGTTGATTCAGTATATTGAAAAAGAAAACCAAAAGATACGAGAACGACAAAGTAAACGATAATGGCAGAAAAAAAAGTCCCAATCATTTCTGAAGAAACAAAAGATAAAATGACCGAGTTGAAAAATTCGGTCATACCTTCTATTGGAAAAGAAAAAGATGAGACAACAACCACAGTTACACCAGCAGTAGCTGCATTGGGTCAGATTTACGTATATATGATGTCGAAACGTAAATTAGAGCTTCAGATTCGTGAATATGATGAAAAACTCCGTAAGAAAAGAGATAGGGGTGATGACAAACTCTATGATGCTCTTATAGAAGTTGAAGAAGAAAAAGAAAAAAAAGAAGAAGAAGCTGATAAGAAACAAAAGAAAAAAGAAAAAACAAGAAAGAAAAAAAAGAAAGGTGGTTTGTTTGACACCATTGCTGGTACTGTAAAATTTGCTGCTGGTGCCGGCGCTGTTGCTGCATCCGTATCAGAGACACAAAAGAAAGAAGAAGTTCAGAAACAAGCAGAAGTTGGTCCTGAAGCTGCACCTGAACAACCAGCACCAGCGCCTCAAGAAGCACCGAAACAAGTACAAGAAAGACCTGAACCGGTTCCTCAACAGGTTGTTCCTGAACCTGGTAAACCTGCTGCGCCACCCACACAAAAGAAAGTTGAACCTGTAAAACCTGCACAACCACCTGCAACAGCACAAAAAGTGGATGAGGGTATGAAAGGTAAAGCGGGTAAGTTCTCAACTGCATTGAAATCTCTTGGCATAACAAATCCGTACGCAATTCAAGCAATCATTGCTACTGCTGCAAAAGAATCTGGATTGAATCCTGAATCTAAAGAAGCTGGTGCTGGCGCTTGGTTGAAAACATTAAAATCAAAAGGCATCGATTATGTCTATAAGGTTTTTCCACAATTAGGACCTGGTGGTAATGTTGCAAAGAAAATGGGATTTAATACTGGAATTCCTGCTCAAGTATTGCAAGATGAATGGTCAAAAGGTGACCCAGCATTTTTCTCTATGGTGTATGACGGACTATCTACAAATTCACAACCAGGTGACGGATTCAAATACAAAGGCCGTGGTTTCATTCAAATCACAGGTAGAAAAGTATATAAGAGTATCGGTGACATTATTGGTGTTAACCTAGAAAGTAATCCTGAATCCATAGTTGCAGATTTTGGAACAGCTTCTAAAGCAGCCGGCGCATATCTAATGAACTCTATTGGTCAAGGCAATGCAAAGAAAGGCCTTGATGCATTAAATAATATTAAAGATTTTCAGTCTGGATTGAAAATGGTTGTGGGTAACGTTGCACACGGAAATTTGGGGTCAGATATGACCAAAATTAATAACGTTATGGATAATGGAAAGTTGGCAGCAACAGACCAGTTACAACTTCAAAAAGCCAGTGCATATGCTTCATTGGGTGCAAGTGCAACAGGAACGCAATTAGCTAGTGCATCCGAAACAAATAGGGACACAAAAGCTGATATGAAACAACAAACCGCTCAGGCGTCAACATCAAATACAACAGTTGTGAACCAAAAACAACAACAAACACAAACAGCTGCTGTTGATGATAGACCTATTTGGCAGAAAAAGGCACAAGGTTAATAAATGGCAAAGAAAAAACAAGCATCTTTTGCAGATTTAGTTGGTGATAGTCCAACAGTAAATTCCATTGAAGCGGAAAAAGAAAAACGTGTGGATGAGATTGAACAACGTCTGGACGACACCATTGATGTTGCCAATTATAATGCAAAAGTTACCGAACGTCTTGCTCGTAAAATCGACAAGATGGCCAAAGTATTCAACTCAAAGAGAATTAAGAAACTATTTGAGAACGCAACCAAGTTAAACAAACTCGTAGAGAAGAAATCTACAGT